CTTCCGATCTCGTTGACAAGCGCGGCGGAACTTGAACTTCAAGAAGCGGCGGAAACCTATTATCCGCAAATTTCGCAACCAAGGGTTCAATATTCGTTGAGCATCGAAAAGAATTGCTTGAAAAAGATTGTCGGCGGTTCGGATGTCGTGATTGTGAACGCGTTCGTTCCTGGTGATTACATCCACATCGTTGACCAGGACATCGGCGTTGACAAGCACATCCGCATCAAGGGTTTCACCCGTGACGTTCTGAATCCGTACCAATATACATTGACGATTTCGGACACGACCAAGACAACAAGCGTTCAGACAACCATCTTGCAAGAATTGGGCGATATTGAACACATCATCAACATCAACAACCTAAAAGACCCGGCAAGGGCAAGGGCGAATTGGCGTACATCACGCCAGGTTCTTGACATGGTGTTCGATGCTGACGGCGATTATTATTCCGAGAAAATAAAACCGCTTTCCATTGACACGCAAATGTTGTCAGTTGGCGCGAAGTCAATGCAATTCGGATTGGTCAACACCGTGTTCCAACCCAATTATTTGGGAAATGCCAACGTCATTCAATGGAAAGGCGGTGTCTTGACACATTACACCATCAACGAGGAACACGCCGTTTCTTGGGTGATTGCGGACGGTTCTTTGACGTTCACGGATAGCAACGCGGCGTTCTATGTTTACGCGAAATGTTCACGTTCAGACCAAACCGGAACGTTCTTGTTCACGCAAAGCCAAATCAAGGTTGAAAGTGATGCCAATTATTATCACTTCTTGATTGGTGTCTTGTCAAGCGTTGACCCGGACATTCACGCCCGTTCAATGTCGTTGACATACGGATTCACGACCATCAACGGACGTTTCATCAAGACCGGACGCGTTGAATCGGCGGACGGGTTGACATATTTCGACCTGGACAACGGCGAAATCGGCGGTCGCATTGTGTTCACCAGGAACGGAGAGGAAAAGACCCTTGCAGAACTTGGCGCGGAATCAAGTGAATCAAAGGACTTCATCAACAACACATTGCCCGGCATCCTGGATGACATTCAAGCGCAACTTGACGGTCAGATTGAACAATTCTTCGAAACATACGACCCGACATTGAACAACGCCCCGGCGAACACCTGGACAACGACCGCGTTGAAAGAAACACACCTTGGCGATTTGTTCTACAACACAGACACGGGCGCGGTGTTCCGCTTTGTCAAGGAAAACGGGACTTATAAGTGGCAACAACTTTCGGATGCAGAGGTTGCACAAGCGTTGGCACTTGCGAACGATGCCTTGGAACTTGCCAGGACAAAACGCCGCATCTTCACGTCAACGCCGTACACGCCTTATGAGGTTGGCGACTTATGGGTTCAAGGTTCTTCCGGCGACATCATGCGTTGCAAAACTGCAAGGTCAACGGGCGCGTATTCTTCAAGCGATTGGGAAAAGGCATCAAAGTACACGGACAATTCGGCGTTGACTACATTCATCAACGGTGCATATTCCAACACAATTGACAACTTGACAAGTCAGATTGACGGCAAGATTGAAACCTGGTTTCAAAATTCAGACCCGGCGACCGCCTGGACAAACAACACCATCAAGGCAAAGCATGTCGGCGACATGTGGTTTAGTGGTGCAACGAACTTGTTGAAGCGATATTCTTCAAGTTATGTTTGGGTTGAGATTCACGACCAAAAGGCAATTGACGCGTACACCAATGCAGCCGCCGCGAAAGATACGGCAGACGGCAAACGCCGCGTGTTCGTTGCGACACCTTATCCGCCTTATGACATTGGTGACTTGTGGGTCAACGGGAAAGAATTGCGCCGTTGTGCAACCGCCAAGGCATCCGGACAATCATACAACGTGAACGATTGGGTTGTTGCGGTCAATTATGACAACACCAAGACAACCATTGACGGCGGACTTGTCACATCCGGAACAATCCAGGTTGCGGGCGACAACCAAAGCATCCTTGCGGGTATGACCGGAAAAGGAACAACCGCCGCATCAATCCGTTTTTGGGCGGGCGCATCGTTTGAAAACAGAGCAACCGCGCCTTATCGTGTTATGCAAGACGGTTCGGTCGTAATGACGAAAGCAACCGTTGAGGGTGTAATAAGAGCCATCACGGGTTCGATTGGTGGTTTTGCCATCAACCAGGGACGCATCGGCGGCGAAAATTCTTATTCAAGCGGTGAGGGACTTTCATTGACAAATTCAAACATTCGTTTCCGCCGTGAAAGAAGCGGAACAAAGGTTCTTGCGGCGATGGGTGATTTGAATTGGATTGGATATGACAATTGCCTGGACATTGAATTGGTTGGCGACAACTATGTAATGGGAACGGCGGCATTCATCAAGTGTGAAGCCGGGGACGGTTCAATGGAACATTGGTATCATCCAAAAGCACTTGAAATCATCGGAAACCAATTGAACATCGGAAAATTTGCATTGTTCAGTAAGGGTTACATCGGACAAGCATACACGGACATCATTAGAACCTGGTTTGAGTTGACACACAAATTTCATTTCACGGCAAATGCAAGTTCGTTGCTTGGTGTTGATTTGCCGACAAAATCAAGTATTGATTCAGCCGTTTCGAATGCAAATGTCATGTTTGACTTGGAAATTGTGTGTGACCGCAATATGCCGAACACAATCCGCGTCCGTTCAAGCACGGGTGCGCAAATTTACAACAATGATGGTGGTGCACATTCATACATTGATATGGCGAAAGGCGACATTCTTGTCTTGCGCTATTATAATGGTGGTTACATGATAATACAACATCGAAATTGATATGGTGCAACAAATTCTATTGGCAAAATACACGCCCGGCGAACCGCTTGACTTGCGTTGCATTGACACGCGGGCGGGCGCATACGTTACAGAGTTGAGAGAATCCGGGTATCTTGACTTTGTGCCAAGCGAACAACCAACGCCCGAACCGGGAAAGGTCGTTGTCGAATCGCTTGAAATCATCGGCGGAAAGGTGGTTCAGTCTTGGGAAATCCGGGACGAACCCGCCCCCGCCGGGGAGTGATAACCGCAAAAAGTTATGCTTGCGTTATGCAACAATGTATCATTGTAACACACAAAAGCATTACCTTTGCACAATAAAAATTCAAAATGAAATAGAAATGATAACAAGAAGCGGTGAAATGGTTTCCGCACAAGTCGGAATCATGGGAGCGGTCACGGGTCTTGCTGACGGCGATTTCAGCCTTTCAGACGGCCAACCGTTCAACATCAAGAATGACGGCATTTCCCCGGTTGAACTTGAAGTGCAACTTGCAGGAATGCCGGACGGGACAACCATCAAGACAAAGTTCGATTGTGGTTGGAATCCCGAAATCGTGAAAGTAATTAAGGCAACATCGTTGTCAAGTATCAACCTCAAATTCGGTTACTAATATGGGACTTTTAATCGGATTGGGCGGAACAAAGCCGACTTTCGCCTATGATTATTATTACGGCATCGAATGGGACACAAGCGTTTCCAATCCGCATCCGACCCGCATCGGAAAAGCGGAACTTCACGCGGAATTGCCCGTTCAATCAATGATTCGCCGTTGCACGTTGAATGATGACGGCGCGGTCAACTACTATCTTCACGCCAACGATTCAACGAAGCAGGACAACGGCGCGGCGGCACACCTTGACGGCACGGATGGGCAAGTCATGGTCGAATTGCCCGATTGCTATGCCCGTTTTGAAATGGACGGGTTGAAACGCCGTGCGCTGATTTCGACCGAACCATTGCCCGGTTTCATCAAGTGGAACAAGGCTTATGTTTCGGCCTACGAAGCAGCATGTGACAGAACAACGGCATCATCGCCGAAACTTGCATCCGTTGTGAACACGACCGAGGCTTTCCGTGGCGGTAACAACACGGCAGCATGGGACGGGACGCATCGTTCATTGCTTGGCCGTCCGGCAACCAACATTTCGTTGACAAATTTCCGTGCCTATGCCCGCCACCGTGGTTCTACGGAATGGAACTGCAACGTCTATCAGTTGCAGAAAGAACTATTTTGGTTCTTTGCCATCGAATATGCAAACTTCAATTCGCAAGCCGACTTCAACGCCGCATTGGATGCCAACGGCTATCGTCAAGGCGGACTTGGCGCGGGCGTGACAACATTGAGCGATGCGAAGTGGAGTGCGTGGAATAGTTATGAACCGTTCGTTCCTTGCGGCACGACAAACAGCCTTGGAAACCACACGGGCGTTGTTGACTACACGCTTGAAGCCGGGGGATATGACACGGCGGCAACGGTCGTTCATGTCCCATCGTATCGCGGCGTTGAAAACCCGTTCGGCCATGTATGGAAATGGACTGACGGTTGCAAGGCCATCATTCAGAGTGAAGCAGCGGGCGGACGTTCGTTGTTCTACACTTGCGATAACCCGGCGAACTTCACGTCATCCGGCGTGGCCAACTATAACCATCGCGGCGACTTGCCAAGAAACGAGGGTTATGTGAAAGAAGTCATCCTTGGTGAGTATGGCGAAATCATGCCGTTGGCAATCGGCGGCGGTTCGACAACTTACTTTTGCGATTACTTCTACACTTCCATCCCCGAAAGCGGGTCATCCGAACGTGGCGTTTTGTTCG